TGGTTAATGTATAAAAACATTCCTAATCTATATAATAGTGCTTATTATGGAATGTATGCCAATGATATAGGGTTCTATCTACCTCCAAATTCACAGATGACCGAGGCACTCCCTAAATCATTTGCCAATCCTTGCAAGGTTGTATATGCTGAGGATCAGTATTGGATGCAAATATCTGGGATTAACGAAGGCTACTCCAGTTGGCTTTTATCTACAGGAGCAATTGATCCTACACCAGCCCTCTTTCCTTCTTAATTAACTATGGCAGTTACTAATTTAGATGATCTCGGCTTAGTAGTTAAAACTTTTCCAGAAACCCCAACAATCACTACAATCTCTCCACCCTATGGAGGAGCAACTGCGGGGGCTATTGATTGTAGTGACACATATGTCTTCCCTTCACCTCCTACTATTACTACTATTGGAGAACCAGAAAAAGGAGCAGTTGCTGCAGCAACTAGTGTTGCCGACTTTAATATGGCTAACGCACTGGTACCACAAGCTCCTATAGAAGGTCTTACCTATCCTTAATTATGACAGTTACTAATTTAGATGATCTTGGCATAGTAATTAAAAACTTTCCAGATACTCCAACTCCCACTGAAACTCCCACTGAAACCTATATAGGAGCAGTAGCATCAGCAGTTGGGGAGACTAATGTTGAAGAGTTTACTTTAGCTAATCCACTGGTACTACAATTTCCCATAGATGGGGTCATGTATCCTTAATGGTTTGAAAGAAGGTATAAATACTTGAAAACCATCATCCATAATGGCAACAGTAAGAACTAATGACTTAAGAGTACAGAACGCCAGCAATTTGATGGATTCATTGAATGAAGGCGACGCTACCACCTATATGTTTTTAGGAAGGCCAACTCCTTGGCCTACAGGAGATAATAATCCTCCTACTCCACTTAATAATTTTAATGAGTTCTATAGAACATTTGATCAAATGTTATCTTGCCAAAAGGTAACAAATGCAGATGCTTGGCATCTTATTCCAAAGAGGACATGGACTTCTGGGGTGGTGTATGATATTTATAGACCTGATTACTCTTTGGAGCTTACTGCATATAGTAAAGCATCAAATTTATATGATGCTAACTTTTATGTCGTGAATAGAAATGCTGATGTATATGTGTGTCTTTATAATAATTCTAGATCTAATAACAATCCTACTATTTCAACTGAAGAGCCCCTGAACACTTCAAATGTTCCATTTACTACTGGTGATGGATATCAATGGCTTAAGCTGTTTAACATTGGAAATATGGGTAATTTCATGACTAGTGAGTTTATTCCAGTAGTACCTGCGGCTTCGGCACTCACTACAGAGGGAGCTATATTTACTATAATTATTGAAAATAAAGGAAATGGTTATACTAATAATCAAGCAAGTGGTGTTGTTGATTGGTATTGGTGTAATATAGTTGGAGATGGTAGTGGAGGTAAAGCCAAGGTTAAAGTAACAGGAGATTCTATTACAGAGATAGTGGTATTCAATTCAGGCTCTGGTTATACCCAAGCTACTCTTGATTTTAGTCCTAATAATGTTTTTGGTAGTAGAATTGATTTGAATAATAATGAAAATGGATTAAATCCTGGGGGCGATGGGACTTTTAGATGCAGTGTAATTATCCCTCCTCCTGGGGGTTGGGGGGCTAATTTACCAAGGGAACTTGGAGGTACTAGAGTTGGTATCTTTTCTGGATTGAGTAGTACTGATTTTGATTTTATAGAAGGTAATGCTTTTAGACAAATAGGACTGCTTCAAAATATTGAATTTATTGCTCCTGCTACCAAAAACTCAGCAACTTTAAGTGCTTCTTTTGCAATTAAATGTGATCCTGGGGATGATCCAGATGGGTTTATTGTAGGTGAAACTATTGAGCAGACAGTCTCTGATCAATTTGGTTTACCTAAGACTGCTAGAGGACAAGTAGTTCATTGGGATGCTGATAACAGCATCGTTAAGTATATTCAGGATCCTTATATGCATAGGGATGAAGATGATGGTGTCCTGTATAGATTTAATAGTGTAACAGGAACAGGAGTAAGTCCTGTATATGTGGTAGGTATGACTTCTTCTAGGGCAATGACAGTTCAATTAGATTTCACTCAAACTAGTGCGGGACTTAATTTTACAGCTGGATATTCTGTTCCTGAAATTAAACAATATTCAGGAATGATGACATACCTTACAAACTTATCTCCTATTACTCGAACTGAGACTCAGAATGAAAGAATATCTCTTGTTATCTCATACTAAATAACCAAAAGGACGGATTACGAAGATGCCGCTTCAGACGAATACTAATGTGCCTCCATATTATGATGATTATAATCCTCTGAATGATTTTTACAGAGTGATGTATCGTCCTGGGTATCCGGTCCAGGCACGGGAATTGACCCAACAGCAGAGCATTCTGCAAAATCAAATCTCTACGTTGGCTGAGAGATTTATGAAGGAGGGAGATAATATCGTTCCTGGTGAATATGGAATTGATGTTCCCGTATCTTACGTAAGGGTATCTTCTATTACTCAGGGATCTACTGCACAGGATTTTGTTGGCTGGACTATTACTGGCGTTACGTCTGGAGTTAAAGCTAAGGTAGATTTTGCAACAGCAGAGACAGACGATGATGATATTACTTTCTTCATAACCTATGATGATTCAGGAAATACAGAAGAACAAGCTACTTTCACAGAAGGGGAGATTTTAACCTCAGACACCCCTAATCTCTACACTGCAGCAGTGGGAGTAAATGAGGTTAGTAAGCCTATCACAAGTCCTCCTATGGGACAGGGAACTCTCTTTAATGTATCAGAGGGTTGGTTCTTTGTTGATGGCTTCATGGTGCGCAATAGTTCAGAAACTATTGCTCTCGATAAGTATAGCGTTACTCCTACTTGTCAGGTAGGTTTCCTGGTAACTGAGGGATTTGTTACTGCTTTTGAAGATCCTTCTCTACTTGATAATGCTACTGGGAATTCTAATTATGCTGCTCCTGGTGCAGATAGATTACAGATTACTCTGACTCTTACCAAGAAAGGACTCAATTATGAGCCTTATACTGGTACTATCACACCTCAGACAGAATCACCTAACTTTATTACTCTTTGTACTGTTATTCAAGGTAACATTCAAGGTAAGCCAGGTGATACTATTAAGTGGCAATGGCTTTATGACGTCCTGGCCAAAAGAACATTTGAAGAATCTGGTGACTATATTGTAACGGATTTCCCAATTAAACAACTGGAATATCCTAATACAGACTCCACTAATATGGGAGTCTTTGATGCTGATGAAGATGGATTGTATCCTCCTGTTCCTTTCTCAGGAAGTACAGATCCTATTACTTTCACTGAAGCAGAAGCTAAGTATTCTGTTCAGGTATCACCTGGTACTGCATATGTACAAGGATATCAGGTTCAATATAAGACTCCTGTTTATGTCTTCGGAGATAAGTCCAGAGAGGAGAATTATAGAAAGAATAGTATTACTAATATTACAGAAGGATATAATGTAACTATTACTCATGCATATGGTGCTCCTGATATTCAAAATATTCAATCAAGTGCAAATGCTACAGCATTTGATCAACTAGTTCTATATCGTAACTTTATTGACGGTTATGTTGGAGAATCTACTACAGGAGATCCCCCAGTACCTACTAATTATGGACAAGAACCAAAGACAACTTATCATCTTATCTGCGATTCTTCTACAGACGGTCAAAGTGTAGCTGGTTATGATATCGTTTATAGAGAAGGAAGAAGTGTAGTAGTCAGTGGTCCTGATCCAATTAATAGAGGAGATCCTTTCGGAACTGCTAAGGTTCTTATATCTGTTACTGTTAATCCTATGCCTACTGGCGTATTATATCCAAGATATCTTATTCCAGATAGAACTATTAATGATGGAGATGGTTTCTTTGGGTATAACTCTACTTCTAAGCTGGGCATTGTAAATTCTCAGTTCTTTATGGAATTATTAGTTGAGGAAATTGAGGGCTATAGAGATGACAAGGCCTGGACTGTAGGTAAGCCAATTGTAGGAGAGACTAGTGGAGCCACGGGCGTTGTTGAGTATTTTTCAACACGTAATAATCTTATTGTTTCTAATATGGTAGGGGAGTTTATCCCAGGTGAAGAGATTGCTCAAAATCAGGCTACTTTTCTGGCACCAGAATTGAAGATGGGTCGTATTTTTAGGGAAGGTGATGTAAGTGCTTTTGAATTCTATGATGATATTAACGGTAATTTAGAGGCTAGTATTGATTTATCTGCTGTTGAAACACTAGAAATTACTACTCTGGGAGCTAAGAAGACTCTTACTAAGGCTGGTGGTAATTTTATCTATGATGCTGATAAGAACTTACTTAAACCGACCAAAAAGGGTAGAAATAAGTTATTTAACTTCCCTTATCCTCCCGATGAACTAAACCCAAGTAGAATTAACTACAAGGTGGTTGCTGATAATGGGGCACTGGGATTTGCTGTATTGATGCCAGCCAAGCTGGCGAATACATTAACTAAGACTAAATCTTTCTATTCTACTTTAGGTCAACCTTCTACTAATAAGTTTTCTGCTGACATCTCTCTGCAGAATAGGGGAGATGCTGAAGTATTACAAGTATCTGATAATTCACTCTTTAGTGGAAAGAAAAATAACAACTATATTGAATGCGATAGCTTCTCTGGTGATCCATCAGATGAGTTAGTATTTGGTGATGTTGTTACTTTTGTTGATAATGGTAATATTAATACTGATCCTCAAACTGTAAGTAAGTTGGTATGGTTTGCTACTGCTCCTGCTGGTTATGGTGCTGACAGAGCTAAATCTAGAATCTACTTTACTACAGGGTTGGAGTTTAATGTAACTGGTAAAACAGTACAAAGAATGAGAGTGAAGAGTAGAGGTACTGCTAGTCAGAATCTTATCTTCCAGCTTCCTCAGGATACTATTGCTACACTGGAAACTAATCCAGAAGCTACTGGAATTGATTATGAAGTTTATAGGGAGTTTATTCAAAATATAGGAGCTAATACTACAGAATTTACCCTAACAACTACATCAGCTAATGCTTCATTCTTAACTAATGTAAATGATGTAACTATTAGTATTATTCAGAACCTATCTTCAGGTTTGGATCCAAATTCGTTAGTAGGGAGAACTATCCCTGTTGTTGAAATCGAGCAGAGTACAAATGATGGTACAAAGGCAGATTTTACTATTGACTCACTTGCTGAAGATGTTCTTGTAAAAATACTCTGTCCTGTTAGCATTACTAATGCAACTTGTAGAAAGAAGTACCTTAAGAAAGCTATCGTTGAGATCGCAGGGCAACAGGCCAGAGAGCAAGTTATTGCTTTGGGTGTTACTGATGGATATAGTTTGGAGTCAGTTATTACTACTAATGGTGTAGATATTACTGATAACTATGAGTTTGATAATGGTATGAGAGATAATGTATATGATATTGCTAGGATTAAGCTTAAAGAAGGAAGAAAGATTTTCAAGAAAGAAGCAAATGATGATGCTAAGCCATTCACAGTTACAGTTTGGTATTTTAAACACGATACCTCTGGTGATTTCTTTAGTGTTGATTCCTATACTCATAATAAGGGAGTTCCTTATAGGGACATTCCTTATTATAATCCAGTAGCAGGTGCTCCTGCCGATGCGTTATTTACTGCTAGTAGTATAATTTCATTGAGAGATTGTGCTGATTTCCGACCTGCTGTTAATATTAAGTATCAAGAAGAGATGACTAAGGAGAGAGTAGGTACTCCCCCTTGGAAGGAAGAAGCTAAATTAGGAACCTATTATCCTTCTGTTCTTTCTCCTGTGACTAAGGATATTGGCGTATTGGGAAGTTATGATAGTAATAATGGTAGATTGAGAATTCAGGATACCAACTATAGAGATGCACTGAATAATGGTAATGGTACTGCTCCTAGGATGCCTGTTCCTAATAGTAGGTTTAGGGCAAATATTACCTATTATATGGCTAGGTATGACTCTCTATTCTTGGAGAAGAATGGAGCCCTTACTTTAGTTAAAGGGGTTCCTAGTAACTCTCCTCAGCCTCCTGCTGATTTATCAACTGGCATTAGGCTGTATGATTTGTATCTTCCTCCTTATACCTTTGCAGCTGATAATATTAACGTTAAGAAGTTTAACTATAAGCGGTATAGGATGAAGGATATCGCTAAGATTGAAAGAAGAATTGATAGAATTGAAGAGCTAGTAACCCTTTCTATTCTTGAGCAAAGTGCTCTTAATATGTCTGTAAGGGATGCTGTAACAGGCTTGGATAGATTTAAGAATGGTATTGTAGCAGATAACTTCAGAGACCATAGTAAGGGTGCTGTGGGTGATCAGCAGTATAGAAACAGCATTGATCCTAAAACCACACATCTTAGGTCTCCTGCTTTTGTGGATCAACCTGAGTTGGTTGAGATTGCTCAGAGTGATGCAGAGAGAGCAGAAAAGAACTATACTGTTAATAATGGTATTGCTACCTGCACTTATACCACTGTTGATTTTATAGATCAACCTTTTGCTACTCGTACTATTAACCTACAACCATTCTCAGTCTTTACCTATGATGGTAGTTTGGACTTATATCCTCCTATCGATACCTTCCAGGATATCAATATTCTTCCTGATTTGGTGATTGAAGATAATAATGTATTTGATGCTATGGTTAACCTTACTGGTGACCTATTAGAATCAGGTATTGGAACGGTATGGGGTGGATGGGAGAATACTGGTAGGATTTCTACTAGTGTTAATAATACAGTTCAAAATCTTCCTGGAACTGCAGCATCTATTAATGCTATTGCTGGAGCCAACGTTGCTAACTTCCCTAATGGTGGAGCAGGTTCAATTAATAGTACCTCTAATACTAGTAGTACTGATAGGGCTAGGCAGCAGAGTGTAACTTTCCTGGATGTTACTAGTGCTCAGACTGTAGAAACCTCATATGGTGAGAGGGTGGTAGATGTAGCTCTAGCACGTACTATGAGGGCTAGACCTGTAAAAATTGTAGCCCAAAGGATGAAGCCTAATACTCGCTATTACGCATTCTTTGATGGTATCGATGTAAATGAGTGGATAGCTCCCGATGTAATGAGAAATGGTAGTCTTTTCCCTGATGATAAGAAGAGATATCTTCTGGTGAGAGGGCAATCTTACTTTAATAGTAAAGGATTTGGTAAGGCACTTTATAGTGACGCTGTAGGTAATATTACTGCAACCTTCTTAATTCCTAATGGTCAACCTCCCATTAAAGGTAAAGTTTATGAAGGAGCTAAATCCTTAACTGATGATTCCTTCTATCAGACAGGACAGCCTTCTCGTACCTTTACTACAGGAACTAAGATCTTTAGACTTACTAGTAGTGAAACCAATGTTGATATTAGTGATGACCAACTAGAAGGATTTGCTGAATCTAGTTTCACTGCTTCTGGAGTTATCCTAGATAAGCAGGAAACCATTGTATCCACAAGGGTTCCTATTATTAATCCAGTAACTGTTAATCTTCCTGCAGAACCAGAACCAAATGATGAGGATCCTGTAGCTCAGACATTCCAGGTAGATAGAAACAACAAAGAAGGTGTCTTTGTTACTGAATTGGATGTTTACTTTAAAGAGGCAGATCCAAGTCAGAGTGTTATGGCTTATCTGGTTACTACTGATGGTGAAGTTCCTACCAGAGAAAAACTCCCACATTCTAGGATTGTTAAGAATCCTGCTAGTATATTGAGAACTGTAGTTAAACTCCCTAGTGGTTCGAGTGCTGCTGTTACTTTGAAGAAAGGAACTGCTATTGTAGGTAAGAAATCAGGTGCTACTGGTATAATTAAATCTAATGTTAAGTTTAACAGCACTTCCACTAACACTAATAATAATGTTACCAATACAGTGTATAATGTACTGTTGAGTAATTATGTTGGTGAATTCCTGCCTGGTGAACAGTTTGAAACTACTAGTAGTAAGGAGTCTGATGTAAAGAACACTACATTTACTATTGCTAAGAATGAGGTTGATGTAGATTCATTAGAAATTACAGATATGGGAAGTGGATATAACTCAAATTCCACAGTAGAATTCACTGCTCCTCAGTTACCTGGTGGAGAGACAGCTACTGGGCAGATAACAGTTTCTGCTATTGCAGGTAATGTTTATAAAATTGAGCTATTGACTCCTGGAAGTGGTTATACTAAGGCTCCAGGGGTTACTATTAATGGTAATGGAAATGAAGCTACTGCTATTGCTAAGGTTACTCCGGGGGCAGATGCAGTTACTATGGGTGTATGCACATCAGATGATGGTACTGCAGCTACTACCTTTAGGTTTGAAGCTCCAGTATATCTGGTTGGAAATACCTGGTATGCATTTGTGGTTAAGTCACCTAACTCTATGGAATATAAGTTGTGGTGCTCCAAGATGGGAGAAAACCAAGTGGGTACAGAAACCAGAGTGAATGAGCAACCTAATACTGGTTCTCTGTTTATGTCTCAGAATGGTGGACTATGGACTGAGGATCAAACTCAGGATGTTAAGTTTAAGATTAAGAGAGCTAGCTTTGATGCTAATAAGAATGCTCTGGTTACTCTCCAGAACGCTCCTATTACCACTAAGCGTTATCCTAAGAATCCTATTGAAACTGCTGAGCCTCCGTCAGCTGGGCACTCTGTTCCTAATGTATTTGAAGGTGATGCAAGGGTTGTTAGAGTATACTGCTATCATCATGGTTTAGAGACAGGTGATTATGTAGCTTTGAGTGGAGTATCTGGTTCTATTGGAGATATCCCTGCTAGTGATTTCAATGATTTACATGAGGTTCTGCACTCTACTTTGGATATGTTTACTATTAAGGTAGCAACTGATTCTACTAAGGCTGATCGGGGTGGTGGTAATTCTGTTTCTGGCTCATACAATAATCCTTATCAGGTACTGGATGTATACACAGGTGTTATGCAGTTTGGTAGCTCTACTTTTGAGGCTACAGCTAGAACAATTGAAGCTGCTGGTTATACTGGATATAACTCCCTTATGTCTTATACATTAAATGATCCAAATTCAATTGTTCTGATGGACAGTTATTATTACAATGGAGCTAAGCAGGTTGCAAACTACCTGAATGAGCTTAAGTATGATGATCCTTTCCATCTGCAAGGACAGAAGAGTTTGTTGACTTCAGTACTGATGTCTACAAATAATGAGAAAGTCTCACCTGTTCTCGATCTTACAAGAACAAATGCTACTGTAATTACTAATTTGGTTGATAATCCCCAATCTGATGATGAGGTTTATGGTGAGGGAGAGATTAAGCTTAGACTTAATAGTGATGCTTCAGCAGTTACCTCTGTGGTAGCAGGTGGAGATATCAATTGGACTGATAGTAAGAGTGTAGCTAGGGTAGCTTCTATTAAATCTGTAGATAGCACCAACAAGAGAGTAGTTATTGCTGGTAGTTTTGCCAAATACTTTACTAAGGCATCTACTCTTAGTGATGCAGCTTTAGCTGCTATTGGAGTAGATAATGTGAGTGTCGCAAGCGCTGATAGTTACAACCCAGAAACTAAAAACAATGGCTCCTGCTATTCTAAGTGGATTTCTAGATTGTTTGTCTTTGAGAATGCTTGTGATGGTATGGAAATTAAGTGTAGCTCTATCTTCTATGGTAATACAGTTAAAACCTATGATGATGAAGGTTATGTAACCTCAGAGAAGTTGGTATGTGATAACATTAGAGTCTACTATAAGCCACAGAATATTGGTTTTGATGGTGAGTTGGCTAATGTTAACTGGATTCCTATTAATATTGATGGGGTTCCTGATCAAGTAGAACAGATTAAGCCTAGATCTTCTGAGGATGTAGATCCTAGACGTCTGAAGTCAGGTGATTGGCAACTTCTTACTTGGAGTGTGCAGGACATTGCTCAGTTTGATGGTATGGCAATCAAGATTGTTATGACTGCTAACAACCCAGCTTTGGCTCCATTGATTGATGATGTGCAAATTGTTTGTAGTGAGTGAAGATAAATAATGAAAAGTAAAGTAGAAGGCTTCACTGATATTTACAAAGACCCCACTTCTGGGGTTGTAGTAAATAGATCATTAACAGATAGGGCTCGCTATAGGTCTGCCCGACAGCAGGCTATGCAAACCCAAGAGTCCAAACATGAGATTTCTGAACTTAAAAAGGAAATGTCAGAAATTAAACAACTACTTCATCAAATTCTTCAAAAGTAATGGCTTTAAATTTTCCAGATCCAAATGCACAACCCATTTATACTGATTCCAATAGTGGCCTGAAGTATATCTGGAATCCAACAGTTCAGGCTTGGGAATCAGCAATTCAGCCTCCTGCTATTGTTCAGGGTTCAGCTCCAGATTTAGATATTCCTGGTTTCTTATGGTTTAATACTACCGATTCAGCTTTCTATATAAGAACAAGTACTACATCTAGTGGCGTTGTTACTTATCAATGGACACAGATTTCAACTTCTCAAACAGGAACAGGAGGACTACCTGTAGCTAGTGGACTAACTCCTCCAGCTAATCCAGTTGTTGGTGAATTGTGGTATAATAGTGAAGGAGATGTAAGTGGAGAATCTTCCAGTGAAGGGGGAGGAAGGTTGTATATTTGGTATATGGATGATGGTGGAGAAGCTTATTGGATCGATGCTGCTCCTAACCTCTCTGGGGCTTCATTGACCACTGCTTTTGTTGGTCCTTCTCCTCCTGGAGGAAATGCTGCTGATGGAGCACTATGGTATAGTACTGTAGATAATAATTTATACGTATTTGATGGTAATAGTTGGGAGCTAGCCGTTAATGCTCCAGCTGGAGTCAATACTCTTAATGCGGGGGATGCAGTTAGTACTGGTGGACTAACAGTTACTCCTCATTCAGGAGCAGTAGAAATTGATATTCAGGAGGCCACCACTACTAAGAATGGTTTCTGTCGTTATGCTACTCAATCTCAAGCTAATGCAGGTACTAGTAATAGTGTTGCATTAACTCCTTCCTCTTTGCAGCAGTCTATTGATGCTGGGAATTATATTGCTGTTGCTAGAGACGCAATAACTGGCGGTGGCCAGATTGCTACCAACTCTGAAGCTATAGCCGGTGATGCAGATCCCACTGATGCTACTACACCTTGTAATTTGATCACTCCTGCTTCATTGAAAGCAGCTCTGCAGGCATATATGAATCCAGCAGGTACTATTTTAATGTATGCTGGTGCTGGTGCATCAGCACCTACAGGATATCTGCTATGTGATGGAACTACATATCAAGTATCTACCTATCCAGATTTAGCTGCTGTTATTGGAGCTACTGGAGCATCATTTAGTGTTCCTGATTTAACAGGTAACACTGCACCTAAAGGACCTATTGCAGCTGATGGTAAACTTGATATTGATGGATCTACAAACGAATCTGTAGCAGACTTTTTAACCTTCAATGGTACTAATAACTATATCATTAAGACATAAATACTTCTAAAATGTTATGACATCTACGCCCGGCTCAGGTACCAATCCTATAGATTTTCCAGATCCTCCCATTTTGGATCAGCCTGTAACTCTACAGAATGGAGCTACTTATATTTGGGATGGAGAGAAGTGGAGATCTTATGTATCTCCTTCTTCTGCTGATAATCTATGGAGAAAGAATGGAGGATATTTAATCCCCGCAGAGAATGGTAAAAGTCTAGCTATAGTTAATGTTGATGGTGATTATAATGTTGAATTAAAGGCCGGTGGTGATGTTCGTTCTACAAAGTTTATTTACGGTCAGAAACTAAAAGTAGAGGCAATAGCGATTAGAGATACTCTTGGTGAAGGTACTACTCTCTTTGCTGAAATTCAAGAGGATGGTGATGCAACATTTAAAGATTTGAACCTGACTGGTAACTTTAAGATTCAAAACTTCCCAGAACTTCCCGCTTAAAATCATGGCTGCTCCCTTTCAAGTTAATATTGTAATAACAGCAGGCGTTAATTACAAGCAGGAATTTTATCTAACTCAACCAGATAAGGCCCCTTGGGACATCACTGGGTGTGAGTTCTATGCTAATCTTTCTAAGTATCCAAGAGCATTGGATGCTGTGGTGAGCACTGCAGCTGATCCTGTTTATGAAAGGACACCTTTTATAACAGAGATAGTGAATGGAGTTGGTGGAGTATATGCTCTTTCTTTGGCTCCTGCTGTGAGTAATTTGTTAAGGGAAGGTAAGTATGTTTATAGTGTTGTTATGAAAGATATTAATGGTAATTCTTCAGAGGTTTTGCAAGGCTTAGCTTTTGTTGATATTGCTTTTGGTGCTCCCGCTACATAGTCATTTCTAAATAATATTAAAAGGGAATCTAATGACGTACTGTAATCCTATAGCAACCATTTCAAGTATTGGAATTACCAGTACTTCTATTCCTGTAACTATCATTTCTAATGTAGAACCAACTACAAGAGATAATGGCGGCACATTACATCAGGGAGATGTATGGTATCAGCCAATTAATGATATTGAGTATATTTACTTAGTAGAAGATGGTGTTGGGAGATGGCAGTCTGTAGGTGGAGCTGGATTATTCAGTGATGGTAATGTTAATCTAGCTACTTTGGAAGCAGATGTTGCTGCTCTCAAAGTTACTACAGCTCAGAATACTGCAGACATAGCAGCCATTAGAGCTATCGTAGATGTAGATACAGTTCAGTTAGCAGCCAATACTGCAGATATTGCTATTCTTAATCAGAGTGTAGCAGAAAATGTAGCTGAGATTACAGCATTGGATGGTAGAATAGACACACAGAATGCTACCATTGCTGGTATCAACGCCAATATGGTTGTGCTACAGAATGAAGTGGCTATCCTTTCTATTGCTAGTGACGTTCAAAGAAATAATATTCAAAGCAATACAGCTGAGATAGTGCAGCTTCAGACTGATGTTATTTCTAATACAGCATCCATTGGTATTAACACTACAAACATCACAACTCTAACTGCTACAGTAGGTAATTTGGAGACAGCAGTGGCTGCTCTGCAGGCTTCTGATGCTGGAGATGATACTGTATC